ATTAAAATTATGAAAAGCATACCACAATTATAAAAACCAAATATAAAATGAAAAGTAGATTAGAAAAAGTTTATAGCAAACTACCAAACCAAAAAGTAAACCTTAAAGCACACAAAGTAGCACTAGGATTGATTGACAATTTTTCTTATGGTGATGTAGATAGCTTACAAGATGAAGTATCAAGATTATCATATTCAGTAGATGAATGGTTTGATGAAAAATATGATGCTATGTGGGATTTATTTATGGATTTAAAAGCTGTTTACCTACAAAATTCAGAAGCATTTATAACAAGTGCAGATGTTGCACGAGATGAAGAAGTATTACAAGAAATTAAAGAAAAAGCAGAAGAATTAGGTTTGTCTGCTGAAGATGTTTACCCACAATGGCAAGAACACAAAGAAATTTTATCATACCTAGATGATCTTGAGAATAGATTTGATGAACAAGTAAGAAAAATGGAAGATTTTGCAAGGTAGAAACAACAAAAATAAAACTTTTATACCTAGTAGAACATCACCTACTGGGGGTGGACGTGCTTGTTTATGTTGGGATACCAACAAGTATTCTATCTCTTGTTGTGATGGTTCTATGCAAGCACAAGGTATTGGTGTAATAACAAGAACAGACTGAAAATGCAAAAAGTAAATTAATAATCGTTATATAAATAGTATGGAAAAAACAAAAATGTTAAATCAAATTAGAACACTTCTAAACATCGAGGTAAAACTTGAAGAAATGAAGTTGGAAAACGGTACTGTAGTAAGTGCTGAAACATTTGAAAAAGGAAGTGAAATCTTTATTGTCACAGACGATGAGAAAGTAGCAATGCCAGTAGGGGAGTATATCCTTGAAGATGGTAGACTATTAGTAGTTGAAGCAGAGGGTATGATTGCAGATGTCAGAGATGTGTCTGATGAAGTACCAGCTAAAGAAGAAACAGAAGATCTTGAAGAAGAAACTGTTGAAACAGAAGTACCAGCAGAGGTTGCTACAGAAGTTGAAGCAATTATTGAAGCAGTAGTTGAGGTTATTGCCCCAGTTATTGAAGAAGTAAAAGAAGAAATTGAAATGCTGAAAAAGAAGTTTTCAGATATGGATGTAAAAGAAGAAGAAGAAAAGAAAGAAGAACTTTCAGCAGCTAGAAAACCAATTAAACACAACCCAGAAGCAAAAGCACCACAAAAAAAACAAATGCAATTTGCTAAAGGACAATTTAACACAACACTTGATAGAGTATTAAACAAATTAAATAAATAAAATGAAAAGAAGAAACGTAAATTTAGCAACTACAACTAACATCACTACTACTTATGCTGGTGAATTTGCTGGTGAGTATATCGCAGCAGCTTTATTATCTGCATCAACTATTGATGATGGTGGTTTAACAGTAAAGGCAAACATTGCTTTTAAAGAAGTAATCAAAAAACTAGCTACAAATGCTTTAGTGGCATCTGCATCTTGTGACTTTGATCCAACATCTACAGTTACACTAACAGAAAGAATTATTGAACCAAAAGAACTACAAGTAAACCTACAACTTTGTAAGTATGACTTCGTTAACGATTGGGAAGCACAATCAATGGGTTACGGTCTTGGTCAATCTTTACCACCAAAGTTTTCTGACTTTATGATTGCACACGTAGCATCAGAAGTAGCACAGAACACAGAGTTTTGTATCTGGCAAGGTGATACGGCAGCGGGAACTAACAACTCTTTTGATGGGTTTGAGAAACTAATTGCAGCAGCAGCAACTGCGGGAGATATTCCAGCAGCACAACAAGTTGCAGCAGTAGGTGGTGGATTATTATCTACAAACATCATAGACGAACTTTCTAAAGTAGTTGATGCAATACCAGCATCACTATATGGTAAAGAAGATTTATTCTTATACATCGGAACTAAAGCAGCTAAATTATATGTACAAGCACTAGGTGGTTTTGGAGCAAATGGTTTAGGAGCAAATGGTGTTGCTAATATGGGTACACAATGGTGGAACAACGGAAGCCTAACGGTAAACGGTGTTAAAATCTTTGTATGTCCAGGAATGTCTGACAACAAAATGTATGCAGCACAACGTTCTAACTTATACTTTGGTACTGGGTTACTAAATTCAGCACAAGAAGTAAAAGTACTAGATATGGCAGATTTAGATGGATCAAACAATGTACGTATGATTATGAGATTTACATCAGCAGTACAATTCGGAATTGCATCTGATTTAGTAGAGTACGCATAATTAATTAATTAATCAATAGAAAGGGGTGGGTAGGTAATCTGCTCACCCTTTTTTTATAAAACAAATAAAAACAATGGCTTGTACATTAACAACGGGTAGAAAACTACCTTGCAAAAGTGCTTTTGGTGGCATTAAAAAAGTATTCTTTGCTGATTATGGTGACATTACTGCAATTACAGTAGATGCACCAACTGGTGAAGCAACGTTTACGGGAACACCAACTTGGTATGAATATGATGTAAAAGGTAATTCATCTTTAGAAACTACTGTAACAAGTAGCAGAGAGAATGGAACAACTTTTTATACTCAAACTTTAAACCTTACACTTACTTATTTAGATGCTTTAACGCAACAAGAACTACAAACACTTGCAGTAGCAAGACCATACGTAGTTGTAGAAGATTACTATGGAAATAGTTTCTTATGTGGCTTTGAAAATGGTATGGAGTGTACTGGTGGTACAGTAGTAACTGGAGCAGCAGCGGGTGATTTATCAGGATTTACGCTTACATTCGAGGGATTAGAAGAAACTGCACCTTATTTTCTTGCAGCAGCAGTAACTGGAGATGCAGCACAAGTAGACCCAACTGCATAATTAATATTTATTTTAAATTGAAAGCATCCTTAATCGGGTGCTTTTTTTTTGTTTTTACAAATTACTATTTTTTAAACGTTATATACATAGATGATATTATTCTACCCACAAGATACCAATAGATTTATGTGCATACCTAGAGAGTATGTAACAAGTGCTTATATGACTATTAGAGATGATAGCACAAATGTTAGTGTTGATTATGCTTTAGTGCCAAGAGTTGCTGGTGTTGGTAATATTTCTATTGAAAGAGATTTCTATATTATATATGGTTTTGAATATGAAAATTTAGTTGAAGGTCATTTTTATGATTTAACTTTATATTCAGATGCACAAAAAACAAATGTAATATATAAGGATAGGATTTTCTGTACTGCACAAAAATCAGAAATTAATGCAGATAACAATTATTTCTATAAAGTAAATAAAGACCAATATACAGAATACGATGGTTTCAATAATGACTATATTGTAATATGAGAAAAAGAAACGAAAAAGGGCAATTTAGCAAAACAAAAGTATCAGAGTTTGGCTTTGTAAATTTAAGTACATACACATCACCAGAGGTTAAAGAAGTTAATGGTGCTGATTGGATTGAATACGGTGCAGATAACAACTATTTTCAATTCCTTATTGATAGGTATAATGGTTCACCAACAAACAATGCTGCTATAAATGGTATCTCACAAGCTATTTATGGAAAAGGTTTAAATGCTACAGATAGCAATAGAAAACCAAATGAGTATGCACAGATGATTTCTTTGTTTAGAAAAGATGTAGTGCGTAGAGCTTGTTATGATCTTAAACTTATGGGGCAAGCTGCAATACAAGTTATCTATTCAAAAGATAGAAGCAAGATTGTTCAACTAGAACATATGCCTATTGAAACATTAAGAGCAGAAAAATGTGATGAAGATGGAAATGTACCAGCATATTACTATTTTAATGATTGGGCTAACATCAAAAAGACTGATGAACCTTTAAGAATACCAGCTTTTGGTATGTCTAATGAAGAAATAGAGATATACTACATTAAGCCATACAAGAGTGGTTTTTATTATTACTCACCCGTAGATTATCAAGGTGGTTTACAGTATGCAGAACTTGAAGAAGAAGTATCAAACTACCACCTCAACAACATTATGAATGGTTTAAGTCCATCAATGTTAATTAACTTTAACAACGGTACACCTAACCAACAAGAAAGACAATTAATAGAAACAA